TCTCAATTTACAGCGCGTTCGTTTTTTTGAGATTTTTTGAAAATTTTTGAGTGAAGTTTCAAAAACAACTTTAAATCTAAAATTACATTTTGATTTTTAAATAGACTTAAAATTTTTTTAAGGTGGCTATATATGGACGTTTCCAAAAGACAAAAAGATTTAGAAAAAATATTTTTGGCTTTGGACGACGCTGCAAAGGGTGCAGTTTCGGAGCTGATTGAACACATTATATTTCTTGAAGTGAAGCTTGAAGAACTAAAGCAATATCCGTTCATTGAAGTTAATCCGAAAAATCCAATGCAGCAGCGTGCAACGCTTGCAGCTAAACAGTACAAAGAATTATTACAGCAATACAACAATTGCATAAAGATTCTTTTAAGTGCTTCAAATAAAAGTGAGGGTGAAGAAACAAGCCCGTTGCGTGAATATCTGAAGAAAATAAAAGGTGCAAAGAATGGAGATAATTAACAAGAAGGTTTCGGAACTGATTCCGTACAAGAACAATCCGCGTATTAATGACAACGCAGTTGACGCGGTGGCGGCTTCAATCAAAGAGTTCGGCTTTCAAGTTCCAATTGTAATTGATACAAATAACGTGATCGTTGCCGGACATACACGATACAAAGCAGCGTTACAGCTCGGACTGGACGAAGTTCCGTGCAAGCTTGCCGACGAATTAACGCCGGTGCAAATCAAGGCTTTCAGACTTGCCGACAACAAAGTTGCAGAACTTGCAACGTGGAACGAGGATTTGAAGTTTCTTGAACTTTCAGAACTTGAACCGTTAAATGTTGATATGTTACAGTTTGGGTTTTTACCCCCCCCTGAAAATTTGTGCGATTTTGACGAAACTGATTTGGACGACAACAGGGTAAAAGACGAATTCATTATTACGATAAAATTTGACAACAAGCTGATTTTTGAAAATATCAAATCGGAGCTTGAAGAACTTCAGAAGTCAAACAGCTTTTCAATGGCGGTGAAAATGCAATGAGACTGACGAAGGCAAATACAAAAGCTGTAAAGTATGCTTGTGAAAATTTCCATTACTCGAAATCAGTTCCGACTGTTCAATTTGCATACAACGTATACAACGATTCTGACGAATGGTGCGGCTGCATAATATTCGGCGGCGGTGCAAATAACAATCTTTCAAAGTCGTTTGATTTGATATGTGGTGAAGTGTTAGAGCTTGAACGAGTTGCTTTAAACGGTAAACAGGAATGTACGTCAAAAGCAATTGCTTTATCGTTAAAGTTGCTGCATAAGGATAACCCCATTTGTAAAATGGTGTGCAGTTATTCAGACCACCGTCAAAAGCATATAGGCACGATTTATCAAGCTACAAACTGGTTGTATTTGGGCGTTGTAAAAACAACTGATACACAGTATTTTTACAACGGCAAATGGACGCATGAAAGAACGATCAACAGCAAATCAAACAGAGATGAATTAAAAGCAAAATTACCGAAGCGCGAAAACAGCAACAAATTTAAGTATGTTTATGTATTCGATAAAGCATTGAAAAAACAGTATCAAAAGCTTTCTTTGCCATACCCGAAAGATAAAGACTTGACAGCTTGTTCACAGCAAGTACAAGAAAAAACACTTTCAAATAAAGCACGCTGATATTATCAACGTGCAGTATGCGTGAATAGTTCAATAACAGAACGCTTTGCAATCCTGTAAAGAAATAACGGTTTAAATCCGATTTTCACGCTCCATAGGTGACAAAATGAGTAATTACCTTTTACAATATCGTGAAGCTATCAGAAACGGTGAAATAATAGCCGGCTATGATATGATTCAAGAGCTTGACAACTTAATTGCTGACTTAGACAATCCTGAATATCAATACATTACTGACGACGCGGAAATCAGAATTGATTTTATTGAAAATTGTATCAAGCTGACAAAAGCACCGTTTTACGGGCAGCCAATGATATTGATGTTATGGGAGAAAGCATTTATTGAAGTTGTATACAGCTTCAAAGTGCGTTCGATAGATACCGGCAATTGGGTTGACCGCTTTCAAGAAATTCTGCTTTTAATCACACGAAAATGTGGCAAAACAGAATTGATTGCTGCATTACTGATTACTGAATTGATAATAGGCGATTACGGCATTGACATTGTTTGTTCCGGTATGGACGACGGCACCGCTGATTTGGCATACCAGGCTGTTGATACTATGCGTTTGATGATTGACCCAAAAAGCGTTGACACTTGGCGAAATCAAAAAGGCATAAAATGCATGATTAACGGATCCCATATTTACAAGCTTTCAAATTCAACTCGACAGCGCGAAGGAAGAAACATTGATGTTTGTTCGATTGATGAAATTTGGAGTTTGCCGGCAGACGGTGACATTTATAAAAGCGTGCAGCAGTCAACGTCGGTAAAGGAACGATACAAAATATTTATGTTTGGTTCTGAAGGCTTTGTAAACGACGGATTTCTTGACCGTAAACGTGCTGAATATCAAGCGATCATTGACAAAGAGGACGACCGCGAAAGCGCAAAACGTAAATTGCCGTGGTTCTATACTCAGGACAGCGAAAGCGAAGTTTGGAACACTGACGCAAAAGGCATTTCCAAAATTTGGGAAAAATCAAATCCGTCAATCGGTCAGATCAAGAAATGGAGTTATTTGCGTGACCGTGTTGACGAAGCACGCAAGTCAAAGTCAGATCGTGTATTTGTTTTGTGCAAGGATTTCAATTTCAAGCAGAACAGTGCGCAAGCGTGGTTGAATACAGAAGATTATAAATATTCTGCTGTATTTGATATAGAAACATTTCGGAACGCTCTTTGTTTGGGAGCTGTTGACCTATCTGAAACAACAGATATGACAAGCGCGAAAATCATGTTAATGAAAAAAGATGATCGCACAAAGTACATATATCAACATTATTGGATTCCTGAAAGCAAGCTTGACAACGCTGACGACAAAAACGCCGGTGCAAAGTATAGAGAGTGGGCGAAAGAAGGTATATTAACGATTTGCGAAGGAAACGACATTGATTTGACATTGGTTGCAGATTGGTTTTATACGCTTTACCGTGATTACAACATAAGGCTGTATAAATGCGGCTATGATGTGAAGTTCTCGAAAGATTTCTTGAAAAGAATGGACGAATACGGCTTTGATTATGAAATGATAATGCAGAACAAGCTGACACTTTCAAATGCAATGAAACTATGTGAAAGCGATTTGAAAGCACAGTATGTAAATTATAACGAAAATGATATTGACGCTTGGTGTTTGGGTAACGCTGCAATGGAAGTTGACAACGTGGGAAACTGTCAGGCTGTCAAGATCGCCGGACAACCAGGAAAGCGCATTGACGGAGCTGTAACATTTATTATCCTGTATGAGTGTTACAGACGATTCAGAAGCGATTTTATAAAAATGCTGAAATAAAAAATTGAAGGTGATATAAATTGAAGATATTTGACAAGCTTTTTAAAAAACCGCCGAGAAACACAAAACCGGCATTGACGCTTGACGGCTTTTATCCGTGGTATACACAGTTTGGCACAAATATTTATGCTTCAGACGTTGTGCAGCAAGCATTGAAATGCATTGTTGACGAAATGAAGAAATTAAATCCGACGCACGTCCGGTATATGGGTAATGACCCTGTTCCGGACACTGAAAGCACAATACAGCGCGTGCTTGAACAGCCGAACGATTTAATGACCACGTCTGAATTTATAGAAAAAATCACTTGGCTTTTGTTGCTGAATTATAACGCTTTTATCATTCCGCAGTATTATACATGGATTGACGATAAAACCGGAGCAGAACGGCGAAGATATGAAGCACTTTACCCGATAAAGCCGACACAGGTTGAATTTATCGAGGACGAAAGCGGCGCGTTGTTCGTTCACTTCTATTTCTTGAACGGTTACGACACAACAGTGCGTTACAGTGATGTTATACATTTACGATATAACTATTCTGTCAATGAATACATGGGCGGCGACTTAATGGGGCAGCCTAATCATGAAGCATTACTTGGAACATTGCAGCTGAATTATGATTTACTGCAAGGCGTTGCAAAAGCAATGAAAGCAAGTTACGCAGTCAACGGAATAGTAAAGTATAATACGCTGATTGACGACGGAACAGTTGAAAGAAATCTGCAAGAGCTTGAACGCAAATTGCAGAACAGCGAAAGCGGATTTTTGCCGCTTGACCTGAAAGCAGAATTTACACCGCTTGAAAGAAAAACGTCAATCGTTGACCAAAACACACTCAAATTTATTGATGAAAAGATACTGCGAAATTGGGGCGTTCCGCTTGCTATTCTGACAGGTGATTACACAAAAGAGCAGTACGAAGCGTTTTACCAAAAGACACTTGAACCGCTTGCAATAGCATATTCACAAGCATTTACGAAAGGTTTGTTTACACCGCGTGAAAGATCGTTCGGAAACAGAATTGAATTCTATCCGAAAGAATTAATCTTTATGACGGTAACGCAGACGCTTGAAATGATAAATATTCTTTCGCCGACGGGTGCGCTGTTTGAAAATGAAAAACGTGTTGCTTTAGGTCTGCGTCCTTTGCCGGAGCTTGAAGGTAAACGTTATATGTCATTAAACTGGATAGACGCGGAAAACGCTGCACAGTATCAGACCGGCGAGAAAGTGAACGTTGACGTTGTTGACGAAAATAAAACAGTTTCGGAGGTATAAAGATTATGGCAATAACACTTCAAGGACATACAGCCGATTATTACGGCGAAAGTACCGACGATAAACCAACAGACGCAGAAGTAAATGCAAAGTTCAAAGAATTGAATACGGGCAAAGAATATTTCTTTAACGGTTCAACTTGGGTTGAAATTGGAGGTACAACAACATGATTACATTAAAAGGCAGTTCGGCAATATATGAAGGTACAACAAACGACAGCAAACCGACGACCAATATTGAAGTAAATACACTATTCCACGAACTTGATACAAACAAGTGGTATTACTTTACAACCAGTTCAACATGGGTTGAAGTTCCCAACACGGGCGGCGGCGGTGGCAGCAGCTTCACACCGACAGAAGAACAACTTGCAGCAATGAATTCCGGTATTACTTCTGAAGATGTTACACAGATCGGAACCAATGAAAACGACATTTTAATACTTCAAGATTCAGTCAATGGACGTGAATTTACATTTACAAGTGGTGGTAATATTGCTACAAATGTTGACGTTGGAGCAACTGTTGATGTTACGCCTAATCCAGTTGGTACATGGAGCTATACAATTTCACCATGTAATGCAGGTGAGGTTATAACAATCACTGGTCAAGGTGGTTCAACACCGAGATTATGGGCTTTTACTGATAAAGATTATAAGCTTATAAGTAAATCGGCAGATGGTGCAGGAATGACAGGTGGAACAGTAACCGCTCCAGCTAATACAGCATATTGTATTATCAATAGTACAACTACAGCATTAGATTTTTGTGGTATAGAAGGTTTAACTTCTGTAATAGGAAATATCAATACAGTTTTAGAGGGGGTGCTCTAAATGCCTGAACATACAATAGCTGAGAATCTTACGAGATTACAAAACGCCAAAACTGCAATAGGTAATGCAATCACAGCAAAAGGCGGTACTGTTGGTGCTAATGACGGATTAGAGGACTTTGCTTCTGATATTGCTACAATTCCGAGTGGTGGAGGCGGCACTGACTTTGATATTACGATTAATTGCAAGCCTTCAACTACGCAACAAAGAAGAAGGGTTTTTCAAGAAAAATCATGGAGTGGATTAACAAATTTTTATGGTGATAGAATTTGGACTGACGGTACTGATATTTACTATTCTGACAGTTCAAATCAATATGTTCTCGATAAATCTACATCTACATGGACTACTAAATCATGGAGTGGAAAAGCCAGTTTTTATGGTAGTAAAATTTGGACTGACGGTGATGTTATATATCTTAGCAATTCTATAGAACAATATGTTCTTAATAAATCTACATCTACATGGACTGCTAAAACATGGAGTGGATTTAATGATTTAGCTGGTAATAAAATTTGGACTGACGGTACTGATATTTATTATTCTAGCAATTCAAATCAATATATTCTCAATAAATCTACATCTACATGGACTACTAAAACATGGAGTGGATTAACAAATTTTGATGGTAGTAAAATTTGGACTGACGGTACTGATATTTATTATTCTGACAGTTCAAATCAATATGTTCTCGATAAATCTACATCTACATGGACTACTAAAACATGGAGTGGATTAACAAATTTTGATGGTAGCTATATCTGGACTGATGGTGATGTTATATATCTGAGCAATTCTAATTATCAGTATATGCTCATCCCTGATACTAATAAATTTATAACAAGTTATGTTTGTTCTTTAGTTTCAGGGCTTTCGTATGCTTATGGAAATCATGTGTGGTCTGATGGAAAGGATATTTATCTATCGAATAATACAACAAGTTTAGTTCTTAAAACAGAAGAATTTAAAAATTTAAATCTACTACCATCATGTAAACCAATTTTTACACAAACTTAAAGCAATAAAATGAGAGTTTTAACGGTTCAGCAACTTTAAAAAAATAATCAAGGAGGACAAAATGAAGAATAGAAAAGAACTTGAACAGCGTTCGTTTGTCTGCGAAGTTAGAGCAGAAGAAAGCGACGCCGGCAAGATCATAACAGGACGTCCGATTGTATATGATTCAATGACAAATCTCGGCCCTTTTGACGAAGTGATTGAACGCGGTGCGCTTACAATGACAGATTTGACTGACGTGCGATTCTTAATCAATCACGATTTATCAAAACTGCCGGTTGCACGCAGCAGAAGAAACAACGGCAACAGCACTATGCAGCTTTCAGTTGACGAATTCGGCATGAATATCGTTGCAAACATTGATACTGAAAACAATTCAGACGCACGAACATTATACAGCGCAACGCAGCGCGGTGACGTTTCCGGTATGTCTTTTATGTTCTCCGTAAATGAGGACAGGTGGGAAAATCTCGAAAGCGATCACCCAACAAGGCATATTTTATCAATTGGCTCGGTCGTTGAAGTTAGTGCCGTGACTTTTCCGGCATATAACGCAACTACAATAAACGCTCGAAGTGATAAGGCGTTGGAGAACGCACAGCTTGTATTGGACAATGCAAGAAATCAACAGAGGGCGAAACCGTTGGAGAACGGCGAGGACGAAAGCAAAAATACTTTGGAATTACTCAAAGAAAAAACTAAGATTTTAGGAGGTTTAAAGTAATGAGAAAGAAGATTCTTGAAAGACGACTTGCAAAGCTTATGACAAAGCGCGACAAGCTGACAGCAGCCGCACTTGCTTCACAGGACGCAAACGAGGTTCGCAGCATTAACGAACAGCTGACAGACGTTAATGACGAAATCACAGATATCAATGACGAACTTGCTGATATCGCAGAAGAAGAAAAGAGAGCAGCAGCACCGGCAGTTGTTCCGCAGAACGCACAGCTTGTAAACGGTGACGTTCGTGCTTCATTCTCTGTAAATCCTAATCCCACAGAGGGCAAGAAGGACACAAGTGTTAATCCTTACGAAACAGAGGAATACAGACGCGCATTTATGAACTATGTACAGCGCGGCGCAGCTATTCCGCAGAACCTTATTAATGATGTGGTTGCATACCGCGAAAGCTTACCGGCTGATATGCGTGCCGGCGTTCCGATAACAACAGCTGACACAGGTGCAGCAATACCGCTGACAATTATGCGTGACGTAATCAACACAGTCAGAAAGCGTTACGGCAATCTTTATAGCAAGGTTCGTAAAATGTCAATACCTGGTGGCGTTGAGTTCCCAATCGGTGCGCTTCAGGCTTCATTTAAGTGGATAAATGAAAGCACAGTATCACCACGTCAGAAGCTTGCACCGCTTGGAAAGGTTCAGTTCAGCTATCATACCGGCGAAATCAGAATTGCACAGTCGTTCCTTTCACAGCTCCTTACAATCGAAGCTTTTGAAGCAAAGATTGTTGAAGTTATTGCAATTGCTTATATGCAAGCAATGGATAACGGCATTGTAAACGGTACTGGTAACGGACAGATGTTGGGTATTCTTAACGACCCACGCGTTGCAGCAACTTCACAGGTTGTTACAATGACAGGCGCACAGATCAACAACTGGACAGCTTGGAGAAAGAATTTCTTTGCAAAACTTCCTCTTGGTTATCGTGACGGTGAATTCATATTTGCACTTTCAACCGTTGACGCTTACCTTGAAACAATGGCAGACGGCAATAATAATCCTATTTTCAGACAGGCAACCGGACTTGAAGTTAATGACGGTGACGCTGCAAATCCGAACGGCAGATTTTTCGGCAGAAATATCGCACTTGTTGAACCTGATATACTTCCCGATTTCGATACTGCAAATTCAAATGACGTAATCGGTATTTACTGGCAGCCACAGGAGTATGCAGTAAATGAGAATTTCGGCTTTACAATGCGTCGTTATTTCGACGAAGAAACAAACGAGTGGGTTGACAAAGCTCTTGTTGTTGTTGACGGAAAGGTTCTTAATCCGAACGGCATTTGGCTGATTAAGAAGGGTTAATAAAGGGGGCTTGAACATGAATAATGTTGAAGCTTTAAAGGCTTTATATACTGCACTTGGCGGCAGTGCTGACAACGTTGCAAACGCTGTTACAATCGTGGACGTTTTGAACGAAATATCAAAGCTTTTCAGCGGCGATTATGACGCAACAACAAACGCAGAAGCGATTGCAAATATTGCAGAAGTTGCCGGCAGCATTGACAAACCGTCACAGGATAAGACAGTTACACCGACCACAAGCAAGCAGACAATAACAGCTGATTCCGGCAAAGTTCTCGGCACTGTAACAGTAAATGCTGTTACAGCTGCAATTGACGAAAACATTGTTGCTGCAAACATCAAAGACGGTGTGACAATACTCGGCGTGACTGGTAGTTACACAGGCGATTAATACAAGGAGGTAATAAAAGATGATCAATCAGGATAGAATTGTACCCGTTACAAAAACTGATTTACTTACACTTTACGGCACAGTGCTGAAGGCTGCAAGCGTTAGCGTTACAGCTTTGAACGCAGCTGACGTTGAAGGCAATTTTGCACAGGACACAAACAGCGCAACAGTTATTTGTTCCGAACCTGTAAAATCACTGAATTTCGGTTCAAGTGTAACAGCTGCAACTGTATATTTTATAGCTGCTTATGATTACACAGGTTTTACAAAAACAGGTGCAACACTTACTGTTACAGGTGACGTTGACGCAGACGGTTCAACACTGTATTCTGCAACACTGTCAACCAATGCGCTGACAATAGCAAAGGTCGGATTTTAATTAAAGCACGGGAGGTTACAACAATGGCAGAAAGTGCATTAATGACAGCCGTGAAAAATGCGCTCGGAGTTACCGGAACTTATTCCGACGCAACATTACAAGTTTATATAAACGAGGTTGTTGACTATATGATCGGAGCAGGTGTTTCACAGGCTGTTATTGACGCGCCATCCTCTTTCGGAGTTGTAGCACGCGGCGTTTCTGACTTGTGGGATAATGACGGCGGAAACGTGAAGTTTTCGCCGTACTTCCACGAAAGAGTTTCACAGCTTGTATTGCGTTCAAACGGGGGTTGATGTATGAGCTACAAACCAAAAGCAATCAACGAATTGCGCACGCCCGTGCAACTGCTTATACCGACGGGAACGACGAAAATAAACGGCGTTTCACGTAATAGTTACCCTGTTACCGGTGACGTGATATTTGTAAACTGGAAAACCTACGGCGGCACTGAAAGCACTGTCAACGGTTTAGTTTCAATTGCAGATACGGCACAGATAACAACGCGGTACAGACCTGATATTGCTGTTAATTGCCGCTTGTTACGCGGTGACGGTAAAGTATATGAAATCATATCCGAACCGGAAAACACTGACTTGAATAACCGCTATTTGGAATTCAAGGTTGAACGCGTAAAGGGTGGGCTATAATGGCAAAAAATAAAATCACTGTTGACTTTGACGGTTTTGACGTACTGAAAAAACAGCTTGACGAAATCGGCGGCGACGCTACAAAAAGAGCAATCGAAGCAGCGTTGAAAGCTTCACAACAGCTTATTGCCGAACAAGTCACAGCTGCAATTGAACCGCACACACGTCCAACAGGCGGCAGAACCAAAAAATCAATAGTTAAAAATAGTCCGGTTGAATGGACTGGAGACACAGCCAGTATTGGCGTGGGCTTTGATATTAGCGGCGGTGGACTTCCTTCAATTTTTCTGATGTACGGAACGAAACTACACGGGCAGCCGCACATTGAACCGGACAAGAACTTATACAACGCCGTGTATGGTGCGCAAACGAAAAAACGCATAATGCAGCTGCAAGAACAGGCGTTCAATAAAGTTTTGGAAAGGGTGATAAACAGTGAAAAGTGATTTAATTGCTTTACTTCAGACGTTGGGTTATCCTGTATTTTTACAAGGTTCGATGAACGCAAATGAAGCATACCCCGACAGCTTTTTCACCTTTTGGAACTTTGAAACACCCGAAGCGGCGTTTTATGATAATGACGCAGACCGTGCTGTTTGGGGCTTTTGGATTTACTTTTATTCTGTCAATCCTTTACTTGTGGAAACCGAACCGGAAAAAGCAAGAAAGCTATTGAAACAGAATGAATATATCCTTGACGGAAAAGCAAACGACATTGCAGTTGACCGCCCGACACACACAGGTGCGTTTTTTACAGTATATAAGTTTGAAAACTATAACAATACAGAAAGCGAGGTAAATGATAATGTCGAAAACGGTTGAATTTCGCGGTTGTGACAACCTTGTAATTGCAGAGGTTACCGCAGATGATACAACAGGATTCACAACCGGAGCTGTTGAAGTGCTTGCACCGGTTGCAGAAGTTTCAAAGACTGTTGACAGCAGCAGCGAAACACATTATTACGATAATACCGGCATGATCATAATTCAGGCAGAAGGTTCTGACACGATTACACTGACAGTTCCGGCACTGCCTTTAAACAAGCTTGCAACGATCACTGGCAAGACTGTTGACGCAACGACCGGTGCGTTTATTGACGGACCCTTAGTTGAAAAGTATTTTGCTTTAGGTTATCGTCTGAAGCTTACGGACGGCACTTACCGTTATGTATGGCGCATGAAAGGTTCGTTTGCTATTCCCGACGAGACAAGCGCAACAGAGGATAACAGCACAACAACGAATAATCAGCAGCTTACATATACCGGTATTGATACCGCTTACGAATTCGAGAACGGCGGCGGTACAAACGTAAAGAAGCGCGCACGCGGCGTTGTTATTGATGAACGTGACGGCAAGTGCGATTGTTCCACATTTTTCAGCACAGTGCAGACACCGGACACGATTGCAGCACTTGCAATTGACAGTGTAACAGCACTTAGTATTTCACCCACAACGTCAAGTCTGACTGTTGGCAACACAGCTACAATTACACCTACAACCACACCGAGTGGCAAGCCAGTTGTATTTGTATCAAGCAATCCACGCGTTGCAACAGTTTCAGCAGCCGGCGTTGTAACAGCTCTTGAAGCTGGTACAGCAGTTATTACTTGCACAGCCGGTTTATATTCTGCAAGTTGTGCCGTTACGGTTTCAGCTTCATAATAAATACTTCTTACGGGGCGGCATTAGTCGCCCCAAATTAAAAAGAACGGAGATTAATTTATATGGAAATCAAACTTAAAATTTATAATGGCAATGAGGTTGAAAAAGAATACACAGCAGAAACGATTGATTTCTCTTTCGGAGTTGTTGAAGATGTTCTTGACGCTCTTGACCTTGAAAATATGAAAACAGGAAACAAGACGGAGCTTGCAGCGATCGTTGTAAAATGTTCAAAACAGCTGAAACCGTTTTTAAAAGATATATTCACAGGCGTAACAGACGAAGAAATAAGACGCACACGCATACAGAACCTTGTTGAAGTCTTTAAAGGTCTGTATGACTATGCAATAAAAGAGCTTGGCGCAGCTACAAGCACCGAAAAAAACTGATTACGGGGGAAACAACCCCCGAAACGTTATATCAAGTATTATTTGACTTGAATTTCAATTTGTGTCAAACGTTCCCGTCTTTAGATCCTTTTCGTGTTCGTTCACAACGCTTTCACGATGTATTATTGATTTTCAAACGTCTGAATATCAAAGCTGACAAGAAAGCAAAAACCGAAGGCGTGAAGCTTGCAGACGGTACAATCAGACGACCGGCAAAAGATGATAGTTGGTACTAAAATAATTAAGGTGGTGAGATAATGCCCGAACAGAATTTTACAACAAAATACAGGGTTGATATTTCTGACTTAAAGAAAGGCATTTCAGACGCTAATAAAAGTATAAAGCTTGCAAATGCTGAGTTTAAAAACGCAACCGCCGGCATGGACGATTGGAGCAAATCAGCTGACGGACTTACAGCGAAGATAAAGCAGCAGAACAGCATTGTTGACGCTGAAAAGAAAAAGCTTGATTTACTTAAAGAGCAGCTTGACCGCCTTAATAAAGCACAGTCCGACGGACAGAAAATCATTGATGATTTAAACGACAAATACAACGAAGCTGTCAAGACTTACGGAGCAACCAGTGAAGAAGCAAAGAAGTATGCAAAGCAGCTGAGTGAAGCACAAGCAGCACAAGAGAGAAACGCAACCGCAGCTGACGATTTGAACCTAAAGATTCTAAATCAGGACACGGCAGTTAAAAATGCAGCAGCACAGGTTGACAAATACGAAGCTGCATTGCAACAGCTTACAGACGGAGAAAACGACGCGGCAGACGCTTCAGGAAAGCTTGACAAGTCTGTTGGTGACGTTGATAAATCTGCGAAAGACACCGTTGAAGGCGGTTTAAATGCTTTTGGCGTTGCTATTGGTAATTTAGCAAGCAATCTGATTTCAAATCTGATAAACAAGCTTGGCGACTTAGCCGGAGCTGTTAAAGACGCTTTCTTGGAATTTGACGAAGGTGCTGACAACGTAATACGTACGACGGGTGCAACCGGTGACGCAGCAAAAGAGCTGACAAAGAGTTATGCAAATGTTTCAAAATCAATCGTTGGTGATTTCGGTGATATCGGTGACGCACTCGGAGAAGTAAAAACAAGATTCGGCTTTACCGGCAAAGAGCTTGAAGATACAACGACACAGTTCTTGAAGTTTGCAGACATAACAGGAACAGACGGTAAAAAAGCCGTGCAGCTTGTTTCAAGAGCAATGCAAAATGCCGGTATCAGTTCCGACAAATATGCAGATGTTCTTGACGACTTGGCAACAGCTGCACAAGCAAGCGGTATTTCCGTTGAAACGCTTTCCGAAAATCTGACGAAGTACGGCGCGCCAATGCGTGAACTTGGTTTTGACACAAAAGAAAGCATTGCCATTTTTTCACAGTGGGAAAAAGCCGGCGTAAATACTGAAACTGCTTTTGCCGGAATGAAAAAAGCTGTATCAGAGTGGATAGCAGACGGAAAAAACGCAAAGACAGAATTCCAAAGCGTTCTTGACCAAATCGCAGCCGCCCCCGACATTACAAGCGCAACCGCAGCAGCAATTGACGCTTTCGGAAACAAAGCCGGTCCGGAGCTTGCAGACGCTATACAGACAGGTCGTTTTGAATACAAGGACTTTTTGGACTTGCTTCAAAACTCACAAGGCAGCGTAAACGAAACTTACGGCGAGACACAGGACGCAGTTGACAAGGCAAAGCTTGCTATTCAGAACATGAAAACAACAGCAGCAGAACTTGCTGAAGGTTTCATGGAAAAATACGGACCCGATATTGAAAGAGCAATTGCAACGATCACAGATAAACTTGAAGAATATGCACCGAAGGTTGAACAGGGAATACAATGGCTGATTGATCATTTACCCGAAATTGAAGCCGGCGTTGTTGGAATTGCAGCAGCGTTTGCTGCTTGGAAAATTGCCGGCATTATTACAGCTGTAACAACAGCACTTGCCGGAATGAGTGCAGTCGAAGCAATAGCAGCTGCTAAAACGTGGCTGTTAAATACTGCAATGTTGGCTAATCCAATTGGATTGGTCGTTGCAGCAATTGCCGCACTTGTGGCAGCGTTCGTTGTTCTTTGGAAAAAGTCTGAAAATTTCAGAAACTTTTGGAAAGGATTATGGAAAGAGATCAAAGCAACAACAGAAAAATATATCGGTGCTGTTGTTGACTTTTTCAAAACAGCTTGGAATAAGATTAAAGCGGTTTGGTCTACGGTAACAGGATTTTTCAAAGGTATTTGGTTTGAGATAAAAAAGACCACAGAAAAGTATATCGGTGCGGTCGTTGATTTCTTTAAATCCGCTTGGAACAACATAAAGAAAGCATGGAACGCAGTTATTGATTTCTTTGTCGGAATTTGGGAAGGTATCAAAGCTGTATTTTCGGCTGTTGGTGAGTTTTTCCGAAATGTTTTTGAAACAGCTGTTGAAGCTGTCAAAACAGTATGGAACGCGATTATTTCATTCTTTACCGGAATTTGGGAGGGAATAAAAGAAGTATTTGCAGCTGTTGCAGACTTCTTTAAACAGAAGTTTACACAGGCAATTGATACTGTCAAGAATATTTGGAACGCGATCATTGATTTTTATGCCGGCTTGTGGAACGGTATCAAAGATGTTTTCAAATCTGTTGGAACGTTCTTTAAAGACAAATTCACAGACGCGTACAACAAAATCAAGGACGTATTCAAAGGAATTACTGACTTTTTCGGCGGTATTTGGGATAAGATAAAAGACACGTTTTCGACGGTCGGCACAAAGATCGGTGACGCATTTTCCGGAGCTTTCAAAGCTGTTGTCAATACTGTATTCGAGTTCATTGAAAACAGAATAAACGGCTTTATCAACGCGATTAACGGCGCGATCGACGTAATAAATAAAATACCTGGTGTTGATATCGGACAAATTTCTGCCGTTGAATTACCGCGACTTGAAAAAGGCGGTGTATTAAAGCGCGGTCAGATCGGACTGCTTGAAGGAAAAGGCGGCGAAGCCGTTATACCTCTTGAAAACGACACAGACGGATTGAAAAAAATTGCCGGTTTGCTTGCTGAAGAAATGCAGCGCGGCGGCAACGTTATTAACAACAGCAACGGCAGCAGAACCGTTAATAACTATAACTTCAATCAGACAAACAACAGTCCTAAATCTCTTTCAAGATATGACATTTACAGACAGACAAAGAACCTGATAAATGCAGCAAAGGGGGTATAATTCATGTTCACACTGAAAATACAAAATACTGCCGGAGAATTATTTGAACTTACACATAATTCGCCGAACTATTACGTTACAAGCGTGCAAGGATTAACGCCCCCACCGACGAACATAAACACAGCAACAGCCGGTATTATTGACGGAACGTTTTTTAATTCTGCAAGAGTAGAACAGCGAAACCTTGTTATTACAGTTGTTTTAAACGGTGATATTGAAGCAAACAGACAGCGTTTGTATAAAATATTCCCACGAAAGACGAAATGCACAGTATTTTTCAAGAACAAATATCGTGATGTGAAAATAGAAGGTTACGTTGAAACACTCGAAGCTGATATATTTACAGTACGTGAAGCGGTGCAGATTAGTATTATTTGCCCCCGTCCTTACTTTCAAGCATTATCAGAACTATATACGGAGCTTTCAAAAACGCTTGCTTTGTTTGAATTCCCTTTCAGTATTGTTGAACCGATACCGTTTTCAGAGATCCTTGATACACCATTATGCACAGTAAATAATATCGGTGACGCTGAGTGCGGCACAGTCATTGACATTGATGTGCTTGCAGAAGTATCAGGATTAACAATCGTAAACACAACAAACAACACATACTTCAAGTTGAATTATACTTTTGCAAACGGTGACAGAGTTATTATAAATTCAAATTCCGGTGCAATGGGCGTAACGCTTCAAAGAAGTGGAACAATAACGAACCTTTTGAACTATGTTACACAAGGTTCGACGTGGTTAAAAATAATGCCAGGTGAAAACAATTTTACTGTAACGTTCGATTCCGGAACGTCTGAGGACGTCAAAATACACTTCACAACAGCGTTATTGTACGGAGGTGTATAATAATGATTCTGTATTTAAACAAGCTGCAAAATGACGCTTTTGAACGCATTGCCGTGATTGACAATGCCAGCTCCGTTATATGGGTAAAGCGTTTCAACGCTGTTGGTGAATTTGAAATATATATCAAAGCTTCAGCTGAGTTATACAGCTTGCTTGACGGTGATATATTTATAACGCGTAATGATAGCAACGTTGGTATGTATGTAGAAAAGATACAATTAAACACCGACGCTGAAAACGGTGACTATTTAACGATTTCAGGACGCAGCGCGGAATGTATTCTTGATTGGCGTATAATACAGCGGTATGTGTATAAAAGTGCAAGCACGACCGCAGAAATGATAATACGTGAACAGATAAACCGTTTGTTGATTTATAATCCTATTATCATTAACCCAAATGCTATTACATGGTTGACACTCGGAGACAATCACAACTGGCAAGACTATATTACAACGCAGTACACCGGCATGAAATTGCTTGACGTTGTTCAAGATTTATGCGTTACGTATGATTACGGCTTTGAATTTGCGTGGAACGGCAGCGGCTTCACGATCAATCTTTACAAAGGTACAGACCGAAGCTTTGACCAGTCAATAAATACTTTCGTTGTGTTTTCACCTGAGTTTGAAAATCTCGGAAACACTGAGTACATAAAAGATACTGCCAATTATGCGAACGGTGCAATAATTGGCGGTGAGGGTGAAGGCAATGACAGAACGTTTGCTTTTGTCTATCCTGAAGGCTTAACAGGTTTTCAGCGACGTATAATATACATTGACGCACGAAACACAAGCAGCGATAACGGAGAGCTGACGGACAACCAGTATAAAACAATGTTGCAAAATCAAGGCAAAGAAGCACTTGATCAGCGTAAAATAACAACTTCTTTCAACGGTGAAATACTAAATTATAATAATTATGTTTACGGCGTGGATTATAATTTGGGCGATAAAGTCAGCGTGATTAATGAATACGGCATAAGAGGTAACGCAACAATTACGGAGATCACCGAGGTTGAAGATGATACCGGCTATAAACTAATACCAACACTTTCTGAATGGACTGTTGTTGAATATGAGGAGGAAACATAAATGTCTGTAACGTACGGATTTTTTAATTCAGTCAACGGCGATCGTACATACAACGCCGACCAAATAAGCAATTATTTTTTAAAGCTGATTTCAAACGGCGTATTTGCAACGCCGTCAAATTCAATGCAAGTACAGGCTGCAACGGGAATGAACATTAATGTTTCTGCCGGTTGGGGCTTCATAAACTGCAAGTGGATAAACAACGACGCTGCATATAGTTTACAGCTTGACGCAGCTGACAGCATATTGAACAGAATAGACAGAATTGTTTTACATTTAGACAGTTCAACGGCTGTTCGTAACATCTCGATTCAAGTAAAAACAGGAACAGCAGCAACAACGCCGACAGCTCCAGAGCTGACACGCAGCGGCGACGTTTACGAACTATCACTTGCACAGATATATGTTGCCGCCGGAGCTGAAAGCATTGTACAAGCAAATATCACTGACGAAAGACCAAATACAGCTGTATGCGGTTATGTTACCGGCTTGATAGATCAAATTGACACAACAAATCTGTTTGCACAGTTCACAGACGCTTTTTATTCGTGGTTCGACGCAGTCAAACAGGATTTGACAAGTGCAACACTTGTAACGCAGTATTTAAACACGTATACAACCACAACAAGCAACGTGTCAACAATACCCATTGGCATTACACAGTACAATTTTGCGCTTGATATCCTTAATGTGTATATCAATGGTTTGAAGCTTATTCCAACAGTTGATTACACAGTTAATACAAGTGATTCAACGATCACTTTAACAAATGCGCTTGACGTGATAGGAACGCCCGTTGAATTCGAGGTATTAAAAAGCCTTGACAGTACCGGCGTTGAAAGCCTTGTAAATGTTGTTCTGAGTAATCAAGCTGCACTGGGTGGCTTGAAGTTCGTAAAATGTACGCAGTCAGAATATGACGGAATGACAACGCACGACGAAAATACAGTATATATCATTGCCGGAGGTGCTTGATATATGATTCTGAATAATGCAGAAAATCTAATGTTAGGCGACACTGATGTAAATGTTGTGTATTTGGGTGATATCGAAATTTGGAGCAGAAGCGCAGCCGTTGAACTTGACGTAACACGTTTTGACGCAACCGACCCGAAGCTTTACGACAAAAAGGGAAACGAGCTGGCGACTTTGTCAATGATAACCGGCACTATTGCGGACAACGTTTACACGACGGACGGCGGTCTGCGTGCGACCTCGGCTGCAACAAGTGATATAATTGTTGATTTTAAAAAGGACGAACCGTGGACACTGACATTTAAATTTAAAGCGTTAAATACATCAATGTCAAATAATGTTCCGTCAAGCTTAGTCAATAGTAACGACTTCAATATTGGCGTAATGTATTATCAACAATGGAGCAATCAATCACTAATTGCATTTATAAAGGGTATGAACGCAATATCACGGACTTTTTATAATGGCGGTGCGAGTTCAAACGGTTCGGGCGTTGCTGATTTGCTAATACCGTTTACAAACTTTGCGGACTTTGAACAAGAAGTACGTTTTGTAAATGACGGTGAATATTTTTCAATATACTTTGACAGCGTTTTAAAATGTCGGTGCGCTTCAAATCTCTTGAACGATATTACAAAGGTGAATTTAACAACAATCAGCAGTTTTGCAACCAACAACACAAACTTTATTGTTACAGGTCTGAAAATTGAATACTTTGCTAATAAAAAACCGTCTTACACAGCATACAGATTCAATTTTACAAAATTTCGTGGTTACGGAGTTGAAACACGTTACTGTTATTGTTTTACACGTTTGTGTTTATATGACGCAAACAATAACAGACTTGATACAGATTCAAAGTGTATTGCCGGAGATTGTATCATGTTTTACCGTTCACCGGACGTTGATCATTATTACAATCGTGACACCAAAATGCTTGTATCAAATAACAGTGGGCAGTATAAAGGACTTAATGTCTTTAATAATCACAGCTTGAATGTATACTTGTTTGTACCCGCAAATCTGCCAAAGCTTGCAAAGTATTCTTTGATTACGTCGCCTGAAAGTGAAGATTACGGAACAGAATTTGACCCTGTTTCATGGACACTTGAAACAACAGCCGACGGCGGCGAAACGTGGACGCAGCTCGACAGCAAGACAGATTACGACACACCATTAACGCGCAGCACCGAAACGCCGAAATTTGACGTTTGAAAGCATTGACAAATGTAAAGTTTTGTGATATTATATATATGTCTCCTTTCTTTTGTTCTACAATACAAAGTTGGATTCTAACCCCAAAGCCACGGCGTGCGTTCCGCGTCGTGGCATTCCTTTTTTATGGCAGCGTTTTAAATGCGTTTTAAGAGCTGCACAGCTTCAGCAATGTAAATTATACTACTTGCAGCACAGACAAGCACCACCGTACAATCTCGAAAGAGTTAAAGCACGTTTACGCACGTTTTAACACGCGCGTGCATTGACGTAACGCGTGCGTGTGTTAATAGTGACTGTTTCCAAAATGGAAATAATTGACAAATGTCAAAGTATATGTTATAATAACTTTGTTGATGGCATGATTTGTATTGGTTTTCATTTACAGTCCTTTTACCTGAAAGACGGAGCTTTACAGCTCCGTTTTTCTTTACAACTGTCAAGCTTGACAAATGTAAAGTTTTATGATAAAATATGTTTATAGTGTTCTGACAGGGATTAATAATGGTATACTTCCTTTGTTACAAGAAAAGCAGCCGGTTTTGTATCGGCTGCTTTTTCTTTATTATAATAAGTAGAACTCAACGTGTCAAAATGTTCGTGTCAAAATTCGTGTCAAATAGACGTGTCAAAACCGCTATTCGCCGTGTCAAAAATGACGCATACAAAAGCACAATTGACACGCAAAACAAATGAAAAAAGGTGCTATAAATCGAGAAAACGCGATATATAGCACCTTGTGAAAATGGCGCGGATTGAGAGATTTGAACACTCTTGTAATTAGCTTAAAATGTGCAATATACCGTGATTTGAAAATTACGTGTCAAAATTCGTGTCAAACGATATTGGTAAACCTCTATTTTTCGTCTTTATCGTCATTGCTTTGCATGAGATTTTTGAAGCGATCAGACAACGCTTGTGAATACTCTTTTTCTTTATCTTCAAACAAATGCTGATAAACATTCTTTATCATGTTCGGACTGGATTGACCTAAACGCTTCATAGCATATTTATCAGGAATACCCATAACAAGCATTTCAGAAGCATTTGCATGACGTTCTGCGTGCATAGTGTAACACGGCAGACCGTTTTTTTCACAAAGATGTTGGAACTTTCTAAGAACGGAACTTGGCAGCATGGGCGAAATGAATTCATTTTTTCTTTCAGCTCGGTCAAGTCGTTCCTTTAGTATTCCTTTTACTTCAAGTTTTCTTTTACTTGCTTTGCTTTTCAAAGTATCCTTGAAAACGTATTTACTGTTTTTATCAGGAACTTTTGCCGCGTGGATATATAATTCATGTCCGTTATAATCTTTCCATTTCAAGCCGGCAATTTCTGATTGACGCAAACCGAGTTCAACGGCGATCGTGACAGCCAGTTCAACGGACGTTCCTTCAACAATGCGGAGAATTTCGGACATTTGCTGTTCATTTGGTATAACAGGCTCTTTTGCTTCAATTCTTGGCAGTAGTATTGATTTGAAATCAAGCATAACCTTTTCTTGACGAAGTGCAGCAGTTACAAGCCCAAATTGACTTTTTATTGATTTGGGTTCGTATTTCTCAGAATTGAGATTAACCCATTGTTGCAAGTGCTTTTCTTTCAATTCCTTAATTCTTATGTTATCAATAAAGTTTAGACTGTTTCTTAGTATTATATAATAGCCGCGTATTGACGACGGTGATAAAATGTTCTCTTTGCTTTCAATATATTCCTGTACACATTGCTTTACTGTTTTTTCTTTCGGCTTTTGCTTACGTTCACGTCCTGTTTTATATGCCATTGCCTGGTAAATGGCTTCATCTTCCGTGTCAGCAGTAAACGACATTGATTTACCGTCTATCATTATGCGTACACGCCACGAACCCGACGGGAGCTTTTGAGCTTTCATAAA